TCACATAATGAACAGTAAACTTGTGTAAGTGTTGTACTCATTTTTTTACTCCATCTAACATAAGTGTCTTAGCTTCTTTGTGCAAGCCCATACGGCTAAGTTCTGCTGAGGCTCTTGCTCTACCAGCTGATTCGCCAAATGCGATAAAGCTAATAAATGCTGCGATTGCGAAAGTTTTAACTGTATCGCAAAATGTACAGTAGTAAGTGCTAATAGTAGCTGCGGTCATTATACCCATCCTTGTAAATTTTTGTTTGCGCCTTCGTTCCAAGGATGTAAGTCCTTGCGGGTCGGTGCGGCTCCGTTGTTTTCGAGCATGTGTTGATAAGCAAATTGCCAATCATTCTTGTACTCTGTTCGAGCCCATACGAGATACGAATCGTTTTTCATGGATGGTTTAGATCCAAACAATACTCGTAGGACTTTAAACACTTTTTTCATAGTGATCTCCTGTTTCTATGTTTTGGATGCTTGAGGAATAGCAATACCCCGGAACTTCCCCGGCGGTGCAAGCACCTTTGGTGCTCGTCAATCACTTGTAACGGATGGATGATCCGCATTGTCTATCCAATGTGTCTGTGTGTTGTCAAAACCGTCATTGCGACTGTCTTAACACTGTTATTTATACAATAGTACAGCCTGATTTATGTTTTTCCTAATGCTTTATGGAAATACCCGCTATGCACGTAACGCATAACACTACCGGTTGACATGCTCAAATGGTAATGTTACTATAAATAAAAGTGGAACAATAATGTTCTAAAGGCAGGCATCGTTGAGCTTGCTCTTATTATGTGAGCGCCGTGGAAAAAGCGGCAAGCAGAGGAGATAAACAAATGGACGCACTCACCTTATGGAGCCTAACCGGGTTCCTATTTGCAGCATACGCTGTGATAGCAAACGATTCAGTACAAACGCTCGGTACATGGATGGCATCAAACAATGAGCGATTCAACTATAAAACATTATGGGGAGCCGCAAGTACAGTGTTACTTGCAACCTTGTGGTATGGTTGGTATACAAACGGCGGCGACATTAGTTACGGCAGACTTAATAAAATACCATGGGAAGAAATACAATGGTATCATGCAGCTGCTCCAGGCATACTTGTAGTACTTACAAGACTTGGTGTACCGGTATCAACATCCTTTCTAGTGTTGAGTGCTTTCGCAAGTACCTTTGTGCTAGAAAAGATGTTGATGAAGAGCATCATGGGATATGGCATTGCGGCAATGTTTGCATATGCTGTTTGGTATGTAGTTAGTAGAACCTTAGACGAAGGCGAAGCTGTACAAGAGAAGAACAAGAACTATTGGCGCATAGCACAATGGTTTGCAACAGGCGGCTTGTGGTGGACATGGCTTAGTCATGACATGGCTAACATTGCTGTATTCTTGCCACGTGTAGTTCCTGTAGATCTTATGTTGTTAATATCAGCTGTCTTTGTAATAGGCTTGTTCTTTATGTTTAGAGAACGGGGCGGGAAGATACAACAGATTGTATTAGAAAAACACAACACACGTTATGTAAGAAGTGCTACACTAATTGACTTGTTTTATTGGATGTGTTTGTACTTCTTTAAAGAACTAAACGATATACCTATGTCAACAACTTGGGTGTTTGTTGGTATGCTGGCTGGACGTGAACTTGCTATTGCACAGTTTACAGGCAAGCATAAATTTAAGAGTGTGTTTCCATTAGTAGGAAGAGACTTTATGAAGATGATGATTGGTCTAGGAGCAAGTGTTGCACTAGTACTGATGATACATTACGTTATCGTTCCTAACGGACTTTAATACTTAAAGGTTGTGTTCAACGGCACAACCTTTTCTCTTGACTTATATCAATATGATGTTATAATTACAGTATAAGCATTAAACATTTAACCATCCATAGCGGAAAGGACACAGTTTGAAGATGAAAATAATTGCAGGCAACAGCAACAGGACGTTGGCCCAAGACATTGCAGAACACTGTTTTGCCGGACTAGTACCAGCAACAATATCAACATTCGCAGACGGTGAAACAAATGTTGAGTTTCAAGAAAATGTTAGAGGCGAGGATGTGTTTATTGTACAAAGTACATCAACTCCTGTTAATGACAGTTTAATGGAACTTTTGATAATGATTGATTCCGCAAGGCGAAGTAGTGCTAGTCGTATTACTGCTGTTATTCCTTACTTTGGTTATGCTAGACAAGATCGTAAGAGTGCTTCACGTACTCCTATTACAGCAAAGCTAGTTGCAAACTTATTAACAACCGCAGGCGCTGATAGGATTCTTACAATGGATCTACACGCAGGACAGATACAGGGCTTCTTTGATATTCCGGTGGACGATTTAACAAGCCGTAAAGTGTTTGCCAAAGACATCAAGTATAAAGTAAACACAGAAGAGCCTACAGTATTTGTATCACCAGATGCAGGCGGTGCTGTTAGAGCTCGTAAGTTTGCAGACATGTTCCATGGGGACATTGCTATTGTAGACAAACGTAGACCAGAAGCAGGCAAGAGTGAAGTAATGGCGCTGATTGGTGAAGTTAAAGGTAAACACGCTATCTTAGTAGACGACATTATTGATAGTGGTGGAACATTGTGTAGTGCAGCGAAAGCTATTATGGATGCAGGCGCTCTAAGTGTTCGTGCATATATCACACACGGCGTATTATCAGGCGAAGCATGTCAAAAGGTTGAAAAGAGTGTACTTGAGGAACTAGTAATCACTGACAGTATTGGTAATCGTTGTCCTAAAAATTGCAAAAAGACACGACAGGTAAGTGTCGCGCCTTTGTTTGGTGAAGCAATACGTAGAGTATCAAACGAAGAAAGCGTTAGTAGTTTATTCGTCTAACGCTGTTTCAATATGTTTGATGTATTCGTCAATGCTATGATCTGAGAAGCTGTCTATCTTACCTTGCTTTAGCCCCATCCAGATGCCGCGCCACTTGTCTTTGAATAGTTGCCATCCGGTAGGTGTACGAATTAGTCCATAAGCATTAAGATAGTTTTCAGTTCCATGATGCTTGTAACCTAAAAATTTTGGAGGCACAGTGGTAACGATGTCGTTATTATTTTTCCATCTATGGTGCTCAACGTTTAAACTATTACAGTAACCTTTCCACCCTACACGAGGCGAACCGTAAGTAAATAATTGTACTGGATCATTTAGATCAATATTGTGCTTGCAACGACTAGCCATGATTGTTGCCATAGCTGCACCTAACGAGTGTCCACAGAACCAAAGTGTCTTGTTTACATTTGTTTTACGCAATGCATCTTCTTCAACCATAGGCCAAAGCACATCTACTTCTGCTTTAAATCCTCTGTGTACTCTACTAATTGTTTCAGCCAGTACTGGCAATGCTTTTAAATCTGCTTTGATGTCGTTAAACTCTGTTGGTTGTGTTCCTCTACAAGCGATTACTAAATCCGTTTTGTTCATAAAACGATATGCTTGAGCTCCTTCTTTGTCATAAAATTCTACAGTCGTGAATCCTAATTTTTTTGCTTGCTTTTTAGCGTCCGATATGTTACTATATGCTACACTTGATAACTTAGCGAATAACAATGAACGTTCTAAAAAACTTAACTTTTCTATACCTTGCATGTGTGCCCTCCATAATGTACATTTATTTATTGTTATTGTAACTAAATACAAATATAGGAAAGTAAACCAATGCGTAAAAAAACTAGAAGTATACTTGAAGAACTAAACAATATTGGTAGACCCAAGGATAATAATGATCTATTGATTGAAGCCTCGGCGAGTAATATTATTGAAAGCTCTATTAATTTATTAAACATGATACATAGAACTTATGATCAGGATAACGCATCTGAGCTAGAACGTAGATTTATTAACAGTATTAAATCAGGCGATCCACGCAAGTTTAAGAGAAGTATTAACAGAATTATTGAGAGTAAAAAAAATGACAATACTTAAAGAAGGCGGCAACATATTTAAATCTGAGCAAGGACCTCTTACTCAGCGCATTGCAACCAAAGACGTACAAGCTTCAATAAACTTTATAGAAAAGATTACAGGCTTAGTCTACGATGAAGAAGATTGGTTAGGTACAACAGGTAAGAAGAACGATCCAGATGGAGAGTTTGAAAAGAATAGTTCCGGTGACCTAGACTTAAATACAGACGCAAGTAAAATCAGCAAAGAACAATTGATTGCTAAACTTACTAGTTGGTTAAAATCAAAAGGCATTGATGACGAAGCTATTATGAACAAAGGCCGCAAGAAGACAGACGGCTGGATTCATAATGCAGGCGATCAAGTTCACTTCCGTACACCTATTGCAGGCAACTCCAAGAATGGATATGTGCAAACAGACTTTATGTTTACTGACAACCCAGAGTTCCAACGTGGAGCAAAGCGAGGCGGCACACCACAGTTTGGCGGAACAGACAGAGCTATATTGTTATCAAGTATTGCAAGAGGACGCGGCTTAAAATTTAGTCCTAAGTTTGGCTTAGTTGATCCTGCACAAGGCGATGAAGTAGTTGCTTCTAACTGGAATGATATTGCACCTATGCTACTAGGCAAAGGAGCAAAAGAATCTGATACAATTACTGTAGAAACAATGCTTGCATTTTTAAAGAAAGATCCAAACTACGAAGAGCTTATTGCTCCTTGGAAAGAAACAATGGAGAAGGCAGGTAAACAAGTACCTGAGTCAACATTTGAATCATTAGCCGACAAGCAACTAAGTAGAATTGTTACATTAGCGAGCGTATTAGTAAAATGAGATTTGGTGAATTCCGCATATTAACAGAAGCAAAAGTTGGCCGTGAGTATCAACACTTAGAGGACCTAGTGTTTGTTGACGGGTCGCAAGGCGCAAACAAGGCCGCAGACATACTAGACAACCTAGGAACAGATAGTTCAGACGTTGCTATTAAGTGGGACGGCAATCCAACTATCTATTGGGGACGCGAAGACAACGGCGAGTTTGTTATGGTTGGTAAGAATGGCTGGGGAAGACAGCGTTCAACATCATCTGCAGACCTTGCTAAGTTTATTAAGACTAGTGGCAAGGGCGAAGAGTGGCGCGAGAAGTTCGGCAATGATATGGCACAGATATTTGACATACTAAAAAGCTCAACTCCTCCAAGTACAAACCAATATGTATACGGAGACTTATTATACCATCCAGGTAATCCATATACAATAACAGATGGTAAAATACAATTTACACCAAACAAAGTAACTTATACTGTAGATGTTAACAGTGACATGGGCAAACGCATTGCTCAGTCTAAAGTAGGAGTTACAGTACACACAAGATATAATGCCTTTGGAGACAAAGACGGACAGCCAGTTAACCAAGTAGGTGAACTAAACAGTAAAGATGTTGTAGTACTAGGGCAAACTTATGTATCACATCAGCCAACTGTGAAGTCAGGCGAAACAGATAGTATACGTAAGCTGGTACAAAAGAATGGAAAATTAATTGATTCATTCCTTGCTCCGGTGAAAGGGTTAAGTGATATGAAGAACATAATTTATACCTATGTTAACCATATGACACGAACAAAACAATTACAGAATATTGAAAAGGGATTCTTTGATTGGCTAGGCACTAGTAAGGTTAGTGCTAACAAGCAGGCAAAGATACAGGCAATGCATAACGAGTCGCCACAAGCACTTCTAGCTATATTTGGTTTGGTAAAACAAATTATGTTAGCAAAGGATGATATTATAGATCAACTAGACGATGCTGATGCAGACATTAAAGCATCAACAGGCGACGAACGCGGCGGTGAAGGTTACGTTGCTCAAAAATCAAAGATTAAATTGGTTCCACGCTCTAGATGGCAACCGAACTAAAAGGAAACTAATACAATGAAAATGAATGAGATAGTAACAGAATCTAACTACGGTGATGATCCTAAGACAAAACACTTTGCAACAATGGGCCGCACACTAATGGACCTAAGTGCAAAGATGAAGATAACAAAAACTACACCAGACGAAGAAATTGCAAAGTCAAATAGAATGTCTGCATTTGGTGATGCGCTAACACGCTTTGGCACAACGTGGGGACCACGTACCTTGCCTGAACTACTAAAAGATAGTGGTTGTTCAAAACAGGACGCAATGGAGTTTATTGAACTTGCTAAAAAGACTGGCCCAATTAAGCCGGTAGTTAAAGACCCAGAACCAGTAGATGAGCCAGAAGATGATTTTGACGCTGGTCCAAGTGATGACGAGATTGACGCAAAAGCAAGAGCAATGGCCCGAGGCAAGTAATGGATTTTATCCGAGCATTAGAAAACGATCAAGATATATCTCCGGACAAAGAGTCTGTAGAATTACTTGAGAAGTTGGATGAACTACAATTAGTGTTTAACAATCTAGAAGAATTAGATGAAGGTGCCTTTGATCGCATTGAACAGCGTGTTGAAGCAAGAGACTTACTTCTTTATAGAATGATTGTAGGGCAAAGCAATATGATGCTCACCAAAAAGTTTTTAGAACTAGCATTAAATGGCAAGTCAGTACCGAGTACAATGGTAAAAGGGTACTTGCCGGCACTTAAAATGCTGGATGACATAGTCACAGCAGGCCCTGGGTATGTACAGATGCTAAGATTACTACATCAGAGAGCCAAAAAAGGCTGATAATAGCCTATTTTTTACAAAAGAGCTAAATAATAATAAGCACTTCGTAAAGAGTTTACGGAAAGTGTCATTAGAGCCGAAGAGGTAAAACTCTTCAATTTTATATAACAGGAGAAATAAAATGGCAACACAAGCAAAAGTACATGGTTTAACAGTATCAGATAGTTTTTACGGATATGATCCAATATTCCTTAAAATTACAGGTACAAACGTAGCAACAGCAGATACAGCATCTGCAGACGGCGTAGCAGCTTTTACACAGGGTAACCTTTCAAAAGCAGTTTCAGCACTACAGACTCAAATGTCAATTGTACACATTGGTGAAAGAGCAAATAATGTCGTAGTAGTAGCTGTAGACGCAGCAACAGCTAATGCTTACATCGACGGCAACGACGATATAGACGTAGCAGCAGCCGCTAAAGCATTAATTGATACAGCAACTGGTGTAACTTCAACAGTAGCAGCTATCACATTAACAGCAGGCGACTTAGCTTAATAAATTCTAACTACCTTAGAATCGTGATATACGGCCGTTAAGGCAGGCGTCACACTAAAAGGGTTCAGTTTTTACTGGACCCTTTTTTTATGGCTATAAGTAATAGTATGAGATTCCAATTAAAAACACTTGTTGACATTACACCTACACATGCACGTAGGACAGAAGATAGTTACATGTATAAGCAACATCAAAACTATATGACTATGCTTAATACATTGGGCTTAAGAAGCAATCCTGTATCTGTTGTAGTAACATCTACAGAAGAAGATACCAAAGTGTTTGGAAAAGAGTTTACTGGTAAACATACTGTGTGGACTGTAGAATTTGAAATAGAGCGTGAGGGCGGCGTTGACTTAGAACTGTTAACAGCAGACTATAACTTAGTACCTTTTATTAATAATTTAAGCGAGACAGCTACATTTAAAAAACCGATATTTCAGACAGCAAATTCACGTTATAATAATATCGTTTTTCTAAAAGTATGATAAATAAAAGTGTATAGGCAAACAAGGCAATTTATTTAATCTTATTTTAAGGCAAACTACAGGTTTACTTAACAACACTCTTGAGCAGAGATAACGGAGAAGAAATAATGGCAACTGCCTTAGAAAAGAAGAATTTAGAAGCACACGTTGATTTATGTCAAGCAAGATATGAACAACTTGAAGGGCGTCTTACAAAGATCGAAGAAAAAGTAGATCACCTGCACAGAGATATCACAGAAGGTCAAAAGTCAATGACTAAAGTGCTTATCGGAACAGCTGGCACAATCGTAGCTGGCTTATTATCAACAATAATCGTAATACTATTAAACGTTAATTAATCAACTAAATAACTGTATGTTATTGAGAGAGATTACCTTACCGCATGACGAACTAGCTGAAGCCAAAATGGCTTGGGCTAAACGCGGCAACAAAGTTGTTCGTAAGTTTAGATGCACTGGAGGCATACGTCATGGACGTATTGTGTCTAACATTGCACAATGCTTTGCAAGACCTGACATAAAGAAACGTTTGAAGCTTAAAGTTACAAAAGCAAGACTAGGTTCTAAGATGTCACGTAAAGCACGTAAGACTAAACGTACTAATTCAGCAAGTCGTAGAGTAGCACAGCTCAACAGAGCAGGTAAGGCGAAGAGAATCTAATGTACTTGAGAGAGTTGACAACAGTAATAGACGAAGGTGCAACATCCATTTATGGACGTTCAGGTAACCAGAGTACTCGTAAATATAGATGTAGTAGTGGTCCACGTAAAGGACGCATTGTTGCAAAGATGGCAACGTGTACAGCACCAAAGAATATTAAGAAAGCAACAACACTTAAGAAAGTAAAGAGAGCAGGCGCAAAACGCCAAGCTGTTAAAACAGCAAGAACCAAAAGAGCAAATCCTGCTTCACGCAGATTGCCAAAAGTAAATATTAGCATGCGGACCAACCGTAAGAAGTCTAAGGCAAAAAGGATATAAAATGAGAATTAATGAAATAACAGAAATGCAAGGCACAAAGCCTGCAATCATCAAAAACCTTAAGCCTGGCACTTCCGCAGAGATTGATCATGGTGATGGCACCAAAACAATGATTGACCTAAAGAAGAATCCTAGTGCATTACAAAAAGATCCAAAGACCAAAAAGGTCACAATGACAAAGAAACAGCAACCTGGTCAAAAACCCAATCCGGCTACCCAAGCCAAAAGAGGTGACAAGGTAGTTGTTGCACCACAATGAAACTAAACGAGTTAATTCAGAGCTTTAGTATAGCTCTGTCAAACGAGGAAGCAGAGGTATTAGATAAAGTAAACCCTGTGCAACCTCTACAAGGCTTTTCTCCTAGAGAGCAAGTCATAATTGAGAACTTGATAAGGAAAAGTCTTGTAAGTAAAGTACTTCGAGACAACATAGTAATGGTGGTGCAGAATGAGTTCAAATTTAGCTAGTCAACTAGAAAATTTAATTAACAACAAGTTAAAAGAGTACCCGCTCCCGGTGGTGAAAGGCAACTCAATACGTATTAGAAACTACGTTGTTAGATTTAGTAAGAAGGCAGGTGTTTGGTTAGTATATGATGTAGCAGAAAATATACAAGCAGGTAAGTTCTTTGCTAAAACTAGTGCCATAGCGTTTGCAAAAGTAAACGCAAACGATGAAACAGGAAGTTTAGTTAGAACTGTAGAAAAGTTAGATGATATATTAAGTAAACATTACCAGGATTGTGTTTTTTACAATCACGGAATGAAACGAACAACGGACGGATCTAAGTACGATGTTTTAGAAACTAGATTCGATATAAGCTACTCATTAGCACAGGACGCCAAAGATCAGTTGGACGAACTAATACTGTGTTAAATGATAAATAAATATACAAAGAACAACATTTAGGAAAGTTGAACAATGAATATAAGAGAAATTTCAAAACCAATTACAGCAAAAGGCTTGAACGAAAGCCTTGCTAAGAAGTTTGGCCAGCGTCTAAACTTAGAAGAGTTTACACTAGGGCAACTTCAAGATGCACAGAATAAACTAAGAACATCACTTAGTCAAGTTGAAACTAAAGAAAGTTTTAATTCAACTCAAAATCCAGCATACCAAAAGTCAAAACTTTTCCTAGATGTTTTAAATGCTGAGATTAGCGAAAGAGCTGACATTGACGAACCAATGATCGAATCAACACTTACTGAAGGCGAAGAAGATAAAGCTGAACTAGTAATGGCTGCTAAAGACATGGTAGACCGTGTTACGGGTTGGATGGAAGACACAGCAGAAATGCAAACTGAGTCAATGCTAGAACTTGCAGATGCTATTAGAGATGAAATGGGTAGCGAAGCTGCTGAGTCATTTACTAATACAATTAAGCCTGCACTAGAGCAACTATATGCTGAAATGGAAGGCACACGAGCTGCACTTACTAGTGGTGTTGGTATGCTAACAGGCGAAGGCGATATGCAAGAGCCAATGGGCGATGATGGCATGGACGACTTAGGCGGTGACATGGAACCAACTGATGAGTTAGAGCCAGGTGTTGATGAGCCAGTAGATGGTATGGACGACATGGGCGATGACTTTGGTGCTGATGACGCAGCTGCAGGCGGCGAAGAAGAAGCTGGCAGAGAAAAGCGTGAAAGTGTACAGCGTTCAAAAAAAAAGCTAAAATAGCCGAAGCATTAGACGAGTCTGGTACACTAGTACAAATAATCAAAACAATTAAGCCTGGCACCACTATTACGTGGAACAAACTTAATGGCTATATGAAAAAAGCTGGTGTACCACAGTTTGATTACAATTCATTTAAAGCAACCTACGATAACAATCCACAACTCCAAAAGTTAGTTAAGTTTGATCCACAAGGTGTAACTATCAATGATAGCTCTATGGATCAAGTAGGTAGCACTACTCCAAGCAATGCTGACACTGTCGGTGATATGGCTAAGAACGCTACAGACGTAGGCGCAGGACTTTAAATTAACGGTTGACAAAGCTCTTATTTGGTGTTATTATATACACTAATAGGAGCTTTTTTATGACTGATAAAAACACGTATGATTCAATAGTTGAAAATATTAAACAAGTATTAGAAACTTATGTTCAGCCAGCAGTAGCAGGACACGGCGGCGTAGTAAATTACCTTGATTACAATGACGGAGTTGTAACACTCGAAATGAGCGGTGCTTGTTCTGGTTGTGCTATGTCTTCAATGACTTTAAAAGAGGGCATTGAAAGAACTCTTACTGGTATGATCCCCGAAGTAACAACTGTTGTTGGAGTAGACGATCCAAACTCAGGAGTCGATCCATACATGTCAGATCCATTTGGCATGCAGCGTATTCATTTAGAAGACTATGACACAGACTTACAATTACCAAAGGAGCCTAAAGATTGAGCTTAATTATAGAGAAGTACAAATACGAACGACTTAAACGTGTTGAAGTAAACGGTAAACGTAAGTACGCCGCACCAGGTGGTGTACCTGTAGCAAGTGTAACAACTATACTTGACGCTACAAAAGATAAGTCACACTTAATCGCATGGCGCAAACGTGTTGGCGAAGCAAAAGCAAAAGAGATTGTAACCGAAGCAGCTGGCGTGGGCACACGTATGCACAAATACCTAGAAGATTATATAGAGTTTGCTGAATGGCCAACTTGTGGAAGTAATCCATATGCACAAAAAGCACACGCAATGGCATGTGTAATACGCGATGAAGCAATGGGTGATGTAGATGAGATATGGGGAAGCGAAGTTCCTTTATATGTTCCAGGTATCTATGCAGGAACAACTGACCTTGTAGGACAATACAAAGGACAGCCTTGCATAATGGACTTTAAGCAAACTAACAAACCTAAGAAGCCTGAGTGGGTATATGACTACTACCTACAAATGACGGCTTATGCACTAGCACACAACGAAGTACATGGCACTGATATACGTGAAGGACATATCTTTATGTGTTCACGTGATTTAGAATATCAACAGTTTGATATATGGCCAGACGAGTTTGATGCATGGGCTCAAGAGTGGTGGAAGCGTTGCGAAATGTATTATGAGAAGCAAGCATAAATACATTATAGAAGTTAACTTAGGAGAGCATAGTGGCCGTAGTACAAATCAGTCGTATTCAAGTCCGTAGAGGACAAGCAAATCAAGGATCTGGCATCCCGCAACTTGCTGGCGGAGAATTAGGCTGGGCTGTTGACGAACAAGAACTTTACATAGGTAACGGTAGTGTCGCAGAAGGCGCACCACAAGTAGGTAATTCAAAGATAATTACTGAGCATGATGACTTGTTCGAACTAGTAGGCACATATTCTTATAAAAAGGGTAGTATTGATACTGGTATAGGTGTTGCTGTAGAGCGCACACTTAATGCTAGACTCGATGATATTGTTAGTGTAAGATCATTTGGCATTACAGGTGACGGCTCAGATATTACAACAAAGTTACAGAAAGCATTATACGAATTATACTTAAAGCCCACAACACGTAACAACCCGCAGAGCAGAGTAATACTACATGTTGAAGCAGGGATATACAGAATAAGTTCAACAATTAGAATACCTCCATATGCAACTATCGTTGGCGCAGGCAAAGAGAAAACTGTCTTTATAAAGACAGGCGACATCACAATGTTTGATACTATATCAAGCGATACAACATATGATGGCGTGAATGCTACTATATATGCAGATCCTACAATGTCATATGCAAACAGTGCAAGATATGTTTCATTTAAAGATTGTACACTTCAAACAGAATCAGATGACGGAAAATTACTACAGTTGAATAGCTGTCGTGATAGCCGCTTTGAAAATGTAAAATTTGAAGGAAGTAAATTAACAAATTCAACAACTAATCCAGCTGTTGAAATAAGAAGTAAAAGTAATGCTGTAAGATCAGAATTCAATAGATTTATTGATTGTGAGTTTGTTTCTATAGGTAAAGCGATAGTAAGCGATCACAACATATCACGTAATGAAATTGACTCATGTAAGTTCTTTAACATTACTAAGGCAATTGAAATAGGTGTTACACCTACAATCGGACAAACGAACGCAACCGACAACAACATTAGAGAGTGTTACTTTGAGACGATAGAGCAACAAGCAATTCACATTGCAAATGGCACACGTAACTCTAGCATCAATAATAGATTTGGTCCTAGTGTTGGTAACAATGGCGGCAGTGAAGCAACTGTTGCTCACAGTATAATAAAATTTGGAGAATCAGGCAATATTTCAGTTGACAATGAGTTTGATAGAACGTATAATTTAAGTATTAATCAGGCATATATAGTTACTAAACCATATATTCCAGAGGTTGAAGGACCTGCGTTTTATGAACACGAATACACTGAACAAGTTGACCTTGCCCAAATTGGCACACCGCAACTTTTATTTAGATTGCCCGCAGATACTACTAAGTCATTTGATATTGACTACTGGTATAAAACTGATGTTGGCGCTCGAGTGTTTTCAAGAGCAGGAACTTTGACTGTATTTGTTAACAGAGAGAGCAATAGCGTTAGTATTATGGATGATTACGATATAAGTGGACTGGATTCATTAGGTGCAAGTTTGCAATTTAGTGCAACATTAAACCAATTGGAAACAGCATGGAGTGCCCAGGTAAAATATACCAATCAACTCGACTCAGGAAAATTAACTTTTAAAATACGTTCACGAAGTTAGACGTATGTTTCAAGAGAAATATGAGAAGAGGCTGCAATCGTGGCACGATTTTCGAGCAACACTCGAAACACACCCTGATCCACTACAGCACACAATTGACGCTTATCGGCATGTACCCGGAGTAAGTATTCATACTGATCCGTGGGACCAAAAGCTATGGCCTCAACCGTGGTCGCTAATATTAGAGAATCAGTATTGTACCTTCTGTACCGTACTAGGAATGTGTTATTCGCTACAGTTAACAGAACGCTTTAAACAGGATTTGGTAGAGATACATATCTGTATAGATAGAGAAAATAACGAAACTTTCTATTTGTTAATGATTGAAAATAGAGTAATTGGGTATGATGATAAGCGTCACATAGCAATGTCAGATCTACCAAAAAAAATAATTTCGCAACGTGTCTACACCATGCCGCGTCTGCAATAAATAGTTAACTTAATAGGAACAGGAGAGAACAAACATGTCAAACGGCATTCAAATTATAAAAAGAGACGGCAACAAAGAACACATCAACATTGATAAAATACATAAGGTAGTAGAATTTGCTTGTGAAGGCCTTGCTGGTGTAAGTAGTAGTCAAATCGAAATGAATGCAAACTTGCAATTTTACGAGGGCATGCCAACAAGTGCAATACAAGAGATACTTGTACGAAGTGCAAATGATCTTATCAGCTTAGATGCTCCTAACTATCAATATGCAGCTGCTAGACTATTAAGTTATGGTGTTAATAAAGATGTATTCGGCGAGTACACAGCAATTACACTACAGAAAAACATTGAACAAAACATTGAGCGTAACGTATATGACCCTGCAATACTTGAGTCATACACTAGCGAAGAAATTGAAGTACTTGATAGTTACATACGTCACAAGCGTGATGAGAACTTTACCTATGCAGGACTGCGTCAAGTAGTAGACAAGTATCTCGTACAGGATCGTTCTAATGGACAAATATTTGAGACGCCGCAGTTCATGTACATGATGATTGCAGCAACCCTGTTTGCTAACTATCCAGCAGAAACACGTATGCATTACGTAAGGAGATACTATGATGCGACCTCACTTTTTAAAATCAATATACCCACGCCAGTCATGGCAGGAGTCAGGACGCCTGTACGCCAGTTTGCAAGTTGCGTACTTGTTGACAGTGATGACACTCTTGACAGTATTTTTGCTAGTGATATGGCTATCGGCAGGTATACTGCTCAAAGGGCAGGCATTGGCATTAACGCTGGACGCATACGTGGCGTCAATGCGAAAATACGTGGCGGAGAAGTGGCACACACTGGTATCATTCCTTTCTTAAAGAAGTTTGAAAGCACAGTACGTTGTTGTACACAAAACGGAGTACGTGGCGGTAGTGCAACTACACACTTTCCTTTTTGGCATCAAGAGATTGAAGACATTCTTGTACTAAAGAACAACAAAGGTACTGAAGACAATCGTGTGCGTAAATTAGATTATAGTATACAACTTAACTTAACAATGTATCAAAGATTGTTATCTGGTGGCGATATAACTTTGTTCTCGCCACATGATGTACCTGGATTATATGAAGCATACTTTGGTGACGCTGACAAGTTTAAAGAACTATACGAAAAGTATGAACGTGCTACAAGTATTAAGAAGCATACTATATCAGCAATGGATTTGTTTTCGGCATTAATTAAAGAACGTGCAGAAACAGGACGTATCTATATTATGAACGTAGACCATTGTAATACACACAGCTCGTTTAAAGATAAAGTTTATATGAGCAACTTGTGTCAAGAAATTACACTACCAACTAAGCCACTTAATCACATTGATGATCCAGAAGGCGAAATTGCATTATGTATTCTTAGTGCTATTAATGTAGGTACACTAAGGAACTTAGACGACTTAGGCGAACTATGTGAGTTAGCTGTAAGAGCATTAGAAGAAATTATTGATTACCAAAAGTACCCAATTAAAGCCGCTGAGATTAGTACAAAGGCCCGCCGCAGTTTGGGCGTAGGTTACATTGGAGTAGCACACTTCCTTGCAAAGAATCATGTTAAGTATGACGATCCTAAAGCGTGGAAACTAGTACACGACTTGAGCGAAGCATTCCAGTACTACTTACTTAAAGCAAGTAACAAATTAGCGCAGGAACGAGGCCCTTGTGAGTACTTCCATCGTACTAAATACGCTGACGGCATCCTTCCTATTGACACTTATAAGAAAGATGTAGATACAGTAGTGGAGAATAAATTAAATTATGATTGGGATAGCCTACGCAATGACATTAAGGAGCACGGTCTACGGCACAGCACATTGTCCGCACAAATGCCTTCAGAGAGCAGCTCCGTTGTGTCGAACGCAACAAACGGAATCGAACCACCTAGAGGATACTTGTCCGTTAAGAAGTCAAAGAAAGGGCCTCTTAAGCAGATTGTTCCGCAGTATCAAACGCTAAAGAATCACTACACACTGTTGTGGGACATGCCAAGCAACGAAGGCTACATTAATGTAGTAGCGGTTATGCAGAAGTTCTTTGATCAAGCAATTAGTGGTAACTGGAGTTACAACCCAACGCACTTTGAAAACAACGAAGTGCCAATGAGTAAGATGATAAACGACTTGCTAACAACTTACAAACTAGGTTGGAAAACAAGTTACTATCAGAACACATACGATTACAAAACAGATCCAAGCGAATTAGAAGACGAACCAACAATAGAAGCATTACCAGCAAGCACATTCGAAGACGATGAAGAAGAATGCGAAGCATGTGCAATTTAATGCTTGACAACAAACATAAATGATAGTAGTATAGATACATAGGAAGAGGAAAGTTTAACATGGCAAAAACAGTATTCAACACTGATAAGGTTGATTTTACAAAACAAAATATGTTCTTCGGAGCAGATATGAACACGCAGAGATATGATACATTTAAGTTTCCTGTGTTTGATAAATTAAACCAAACGATGCTTGGATATTTTTGGCGTCCAGAAGAAGTAAGTTTACAAAAAGACAGAGCAGACTATGCTAACTTCCGCCCTGAGCAGAAGCATATCTTTACAGCAAACTTAAAGTACCAAACACTACTTGACAGTGTTCAAGGACGAGGTCCATGCCTAGCATTTTTGCCGCATGTGTCATTGCCTGAGCTAGAAGGCTGTATTGTTACTTGGGACTTCTTTGAAACTATTCACTCACGTTCGTACACACATATCATGAAGAATGTGTATCCTGATCCAAGTGAAGTGTTTGACACTATCTTAGATGACAAAGAGATCTTAAAACGTGCAGAAGCCGTTACAAAGAACTATGATGCATTTACTAACGCCGCAGATGCTTTTAATCACAGAGGCGAAGGCAACATGCGAGATGTCAAAAAGAAACTATACTTGGCAATGATGAACGTAAATATCCTAGAAGGACTTCGCTTTTATGTTTCCTTTGCATGTACGTTTGGCTTTGGCGAACTAAAACTAATGGAAGGATCTGCAAAGATTATTTCATTAATTGCACGTGACGAAGCACAACATCTAGCACTTAGCACACACGTTCTTAAGAACTGGGCTAACGGTAAAGACGATCCAGACTTTGTTAAAATTGCTAAAGAGTGCAAGGAAGAAGTATATGAAATGTGGCGTACCTGTGTAGAAGAAGAAAAAGCATGGGCGGAGTACTTGTTTAAAGATGGTTCAATGATTGGACTTAATGCAACACTTCTTAATCAGTATGTAGAATATATTGCTAACAGACGATTAAAAGCATTAGGACTAGATGCAATCTTTGACCAACCTGTAAACACTAACCCACTACCGTGGACTACACATTGGTTGAGTAGTTCAGGCTTGCAGGTAGCCCCACAAGAAACAGAAGTTGAGTCTTATGTTATCGGCGGTATTAAACAAGACGTAAGTGAGGAATCACTTAAAGGATTTAGTCTATGACAAATGTAGTAGTATGGAGTAAGACACAATGTCCTTATTGCGATAAGGCAAAAGCAAAGTTAGATGCATTGCATGTGAATTACGAAGTAAAATTGATTGGAACTGATGTAGAGTTAGAAGACTTACTCGAAGCTGTTCCGGGAGCAAGGAGTGTACCCCAGATACAAATTAACGGTGAAAATATAGGCGGGTATACAGATTTATTAACTTACATTGAAAACACCGGGTTCAATGGTACAGGACACACATTATAATGTTGATTCAAAAAACACACGGCATCGGCGATGTAGTTTCAATGAAACTATCAACTGGTGAAGAAATTATTGGCAGATTGGAAGAAGAAACCGATACAGGTTTTAAAGTCAAGAAGCCAATGGCAATAGTAATGGGCCAGCAAGGCCTTGCACTAGCACCATTCATGTTTAGTACAAGCAATGATCAGTCAATGTCATTTAAAAGTACTAATGTGATGACAGTAGGTATAACGCTTGAAGAAATTTCAAAGCAATATGTCCAACAAACTACAGGTATTGTAACTTAATGCCTGGAATTAGTCGCAACAATGATACAGCTGACGGCGATTTAATTCCAAGTCAGACCACTGTTTTTGCAAACGGTGAACTAGTCATTGTTGACGGCGACGATGTAGAAGGTCACGGAACTGGCGCCCATGCTAGTCCAACTATGATAGCAGGTTCTAACAATGTATTCATTGGCGGAGTTGCTGTTGTAAACGCAGGTGACCTTGCTACATGTGGAGATGCTGCAACAGGTAGTGCTAACGTAAACGTTGGCAATCCTAGCTAAACCACTTTTAACACCCCTTAAACGCAGATCACTTAAATAAATTTGTAAAACATAAAACTGGAGAGCATTATGGCGACACATGAAGAAATTGTACAATCGTACAACAACTACTTGGCAGAGCATGCAACTTTCGAAGAGAAAGGTGTAAAAGCTGCTGCAACAAGAGCCCGAAAGGCACTTGGTGACTTAGGTAAACTTACCAAAGATCGCAGAAAAGAAATCATTGAGAAGAAGAACTCAATGTAATGAGTGGACAGCGGCGGTGGTTAAAGTTTTGGTCGCGAACAGTTGGTATGCCAATAGGTGTAACTGACGATGACAAGCCAGAGTTTTTACCCATCACCCAACAGGAAGTACGGAAGGCACTAGCTTTTCGTACTTTTTGGATTGTTCTACATATAGTAACATGCTGTATGATTATCGCAGGAAATACAAAGGTAATCTTCTTTTCAGATTAGCCCAGTCAATAAATGTAACTGGTTTCATCTGAAGAGATAAATATTATCTGCGTATGATAACATGACACGCACAACAATAATAATAATTAAAAGGAATTATATGAAAAACATATTATTATCAATAGTAGCACTAACTTTTATGACTGGGTCAGTTTTTGCTGAAGACTACAATAACACTGGAGTCTCAGTAAATGTTGCAAAGGACGATATTAGTTTTGGTTACGCAAATGGTACACACGCAGACTTTGCTGATGACGCAGAAGTGTTTTCACTAAGCTACGGTGGCCTACCAGTGGACTTTGGTCTTCAAGTAATTAACGATAACTCAGTAAATGACTATCGTCTTAACTTGAGTAAAAGAGTTGACTACACACTAATCAACCTAAATGTATATGGTGTTGCAGAAGCACACTATGATTTTGGTGATTCATACGCAGATAACAGACTAGTTCTTAGTCCGTATGTTGGTGTTGAAATGCCTGTAGGTGGAATTACTCCATATGCAGAGCTAGGATATGATATTGCATCAACAGACGCAGACTGGGTAGACTTTAATAGAGTAGACAGCTACGGCGCACTAGGTGTAAAAGTATCAGTTAACGAAAGAACTGAAGTCAACTTGCAATTATTGCAGAAGATGGACACAGACTTCGATAGCACAGACAGAGAATTTATGATTGGATTCAACTTCGCGTTGTAATTAAGAATACATTTTTTATTAAAAAGGTTGCCTTGTGCAGCCTTTTTTTATGACTGAATGTATAAATATATGTAAGCAACGTAACTGGAGAACAAAATGCGAAAGATCAAACTAAAAAATACAAAAACAGGCGGCGGCGCACCAGTTCCACAAGTAGGCGAACTACTCCTTAGCGGACAACAACTTAGACTAGGCAATGGCGTAGATGCTTTTGGTAACCTAGCAAGTGCAGGTGCAGCATACGAACAGTTTACACAGAAAGTAATTACTCCTGCAGCAGGATATACACAAGCTGGAAATTTTGGAATTAATCCAAGTCCTATACAAGAGCTTGAAGTTTACCGTGGTGATAATATGTTGGCAGATTATACAGGCGGTGATGAGACTAAAGACTATGACGTAGATTTATTTACAACCAAATGTATTTCATTAAAAAACGAGCTGGGTGCAACTGGCGCAATTGATCTTGTTTGGTGGGCATTTTTTCCAGATGGAAAAACTTTAATGGTCAGTCTCGAAAGTGACGACGAAGATCCTGTTGAAATAAAATACTATCGCGGATCAACTCAAAAATCAATTACAGTAACATGGGAACAGCCAGTTATGTTTGTAAATATGAGTTGGTGGACACCTTTTCAAGGCGTAGCATAGAAGTTAATATAACATAATAAACTAAATTAAGAGCCTTAGGGCTCTTTTTTTATGACTAAATATAATGTGGGCATATTATAACTTAGAGGGAAAACACAATGCAACATAATGAATATGACGTAAAAGTCATTAAAGTAGTAGACGGTGACACAGTAGACGTAGATATTGATCTAGGCTTTGGTGTAACACTAACAGACGAACGTGTAAGAATTATGGGCATTGATACGCCCGAGTCACGCACAAGAGATAAAGTAGAAGACTTGTTTGGCGAAGCGGCCAAAGCAAGACTAAAAGAGCTTATGAAGGACGGTGGTAAACTTATTACTACTGAAGATCGCAAGGGTGAAGATATGAAAGGTAAGTTCGGACGTGTCTTAGGAGACTTCAAAGTAGACTACAATGGCGAAATGAAGAAAGTAACCGAGATCATGACAGAAGAAGGACATTGCGTTCCTTACTTCGGCGGATCAAAAGAAGATACACAAGCTGCACATATGGTAAACAGAACACGTTTACTTACTGAAGGCGTAGTAACCCAAGAAGACTACGACAAAGCTGTCGCTAAAATGGCAAAATAAAAGGTTGACAATC